AAAGGAAAGTAAAAAACAATCAATTAATATATACAAACAATTTGATGGATATCCTGAGGGTTGGGGAGTACAATTATCTGAATACCTAAAAGATATTAAAGTGGTAAATGGGTTTAGTATGGATCAAGAACACAACACAAAAATAGTAAATGGTGTGGGTTGCTTGATAGGTAAATTCTTATCAGAGTTTAAAACAAAGACAGGTGGTATATATGTATATCCTGTTAGCGATAAAGATCTAGGACAAGAATACGAATACTATATATCAGTAGATGATAATGATAAAATAGAGATTGAGATAAAACAGGTTGGTTATTATAAGGGCGATAAATATATAAATAAGACAAAAACTATATTTAAAGGTACACCAACAGAGGTAATAGATAAATATGCTAGGCGATCTTAATCACTACCAACAATTAATAACCATATAAATAAGTTTAGATTAGGCGAGATCAATCTTGTAATTTTTAATCTGTATGGCGAGTTTAAAACCTTATTTATTTTAAAAACTAAAATAAGTTTATACCTACAAACGAAAGCGCAGAGACAAGACAATGCTGTAAAGAATGTAGAAATTTCTTTACTCAATCAAGTCATTATATTAATGGATTGGTGTTTACACCAAAATTTAAATAAATAAAATTATGGAAATAAAAAAACTTATAGAAGAATTACAAAAGTGTTTAAAGAATGGTAAAACACACCTAACACTATTAGCAAACCAAACTAATGGGGAAGATGAAGATTATGATATGCACATGAATAATTTAGAGGTATGGAATGATGGAGAAGAAACTGCAACATTATTTATGAGCAACATAACTGTACTAGATGCAAATGGAGATCCTGTTGATGATAATATTATAGGCGAAAAAAATTGGTACTACACTAAAAAAGATATTAAAGCATTAAAGAAATAAAATTATGGAAAAAAGAAACGATTTAGATTACGCAAATTCTCAGCCAAACGAGAATGAAAAGAAATATAAAGTAACAAAAAAAGCATTTGCAAATTGGATTTTTGCAGACAGAGATGATTGCAGATATTGGGGTAATAGGTTTATAAACGAGTTAATAGACGAGGGAGAATGTAGTATAACATTACAGGAGATATTTGATGAGAGAGATGAATTACCTGCACATATATTAGAAAATTACTACGATCTCAACGAAAGACAGGTAGATTATTGGGTTGATGAAGTGTGTATAACAGAAGTTGAATTAATAGACTAATGATTATGAATGATTACGATAGAGAGCCATATCAAGATCTGGTAGACAAAACAGAATGTGCGTTCTGTGGAGAAGTGTTAACTGAATATAAATTTTGTTCTGATGGTTGTGCGAAAGCATATTGGAACGATTAAAAAATAAAATTATGAATAAAGAAGAATTAATAGAATTATGGTTAGAGGCAGAAGAAGAATTAAGAAATGGAAATGATGATAAATGTATAGAGTTTAAAGACAATTTTCTCTATCAATATGCAAAATTAAATAGGAACGAACAAGAATATGTTAGAGACTATTTGGTTAGTTGTGGGGCATAAAAATAACAAATTAAATAAATAAAATTATGAAAACAAAAAATAAATTAAACCTTGTAAAAGATAAACATAAAGATAAGATTATACAATGGTATGACCACTTTGTTGATTACGTTAATCAGGTTGATCCAAATATGTATAACGAGGCATGTGAATACTCTGATAACGCAGAGGAAAGTGTATAACAATTAAAACTAATATTATGAAAGACAAAAAAAGAAATTGGAAATTACAAATGAGAATTTTTTTCAACTTTAATGGAACAGAGACAGAGGCAATAGAAAAATTAAAAGAAGATGCAGAGTACCTTGAAGATGAAGTGTTTATAAGAGATGGAACAGAGTATATGATACAGGAAAAAACAATAGACGCTCATGGAGTATGGAAAAAAATAGATTAATTATGATGAATAGTAATTTAGATAAAGAGTTAGAAACCCTAAGAAAAGAATGGGGTTTAGAAAAGATCCTATCACCCTTTATAGCAAAGAAAGAAGTAGACAAGTTTTGGGAAAAAAGAAGAGAGATAGAGGAACTAGAATTAAGAATTAAAAAATTAAAAAGATGATAATAGGAACACCATGTGGTATAATACCAGACAGATTAGACACTATAATATTAGTAGTGTTACTGCTTGTGTTATTTTTAATAACAAATAAAGGTTATAAGATATGAAAACAATGAAAGTTTTAGAAAAAAAGATAATAGGTATAGTGTCTGAGGTTTGTAATGTAAGCGAAAGAAGTATAATAAGAAGAAAGGGGGCAAGAAGAAGTGCTAACCTTGTGTTAGCAAGACAGATCCTTGTAAATATTCTTTGGAGAAATTTTAATTATACAAACTTTATGGTTAGAGATATATTAAAATATAAAAATCATGCCTCTGTTGTGCATTGTAGAAAAATGCACGATATAGATTACGAATACAATAATGAATATAAAAGATATTATAATCAAGTGTCTGAAAAACTAGGGATCTATGTAAATAGTGAGGATCAAGAGGCAATAAAAAATGCAAGTCTAAATAGACAGTTGGAGTTACAAGAAAAAGAGATTACTAAATATAAGGATCTGTGGATAATGGAAAGAACACAAAGAGAGAGGTATCAACAAGAGTTAATAACTTTTAAGAAAAAATATATACCAAATCAATATAATTGATATATTTCTTTACTATATTTGTAAAATAAGTTTAATTTAATAGAATATAATTATGAGCGCAAAATTAAAAACAATCAATATAAAGGGTAAGCAATACGTTGAGGTTAATGAAAGACTTAAGTATTTTCGAGAAAATTATCCTGATTATTCACTTATAACAGAGGTGTTGCAGTGCACAGATGAGCATTGTGTTATGAAAGCCACGATCTTAAATGGTGGTGTAGAGATAGCAAATGGACACGCACACGAAGTTAAGTCAGCAAGTTTTATTAATAAGACATCTTTTGTAGAAGTTTGTGAAACATCTGCTTGGGGTAGAGCATTGGCTAATTTTGGTATTGGTATAGATGCCTCAGTTGCTTCAGCACAAGAGGTTGTTACTGCAATAAGTCAATCATCTACATCACAAAAGAAGACAGTGATTGATAAAAAGAAACTAACAAGTACGCAATTTGATGCTATGATGAAAGCAATTAGAGATGGAGAGTCTTTAGTTGTAAAGAAAAGAATGGATAATTATTCAATGACTGAGGATCAAAGAAAGTTATTAATGTCAGAAATAGAAAAGCAATAGTATGAATTTTGACAAGTACATAAAAGAGTTTGAGAGCGACACTATATATTATGGCGACAAAAACTTTATAACAAGTTCTCAGTTAGGTAAACTTAATCATAGTCCTGCTAAACTAGAGCATTACAGGAAGTATGGTCAAGAGGACACAAACGCATTATTGTTTGGTAGAGCATTTCATCAAAACATATTAGAGCCAGATAAGTATGATAAGAATGTTATAGTTTATGATGGAACAAGGAGAGGTAAGGTTTGGGAGGAGTTTAAATTAGAAAATAGCGATAAAACTATTATAACAAAAGGAGAGAGTAATAATCTTGTTAAGATGAGAGAAAAACTATTATCAATACCAAGAGTTCAGGGTTTATTAATGGGTGGAGAGGCTGAAGTTGTTAGTTGTTGGGAAGATCAAGATACAGGTGTTTATTGTAAGGGTAAGGCAGATTATGTGAAAAAAGAAAATGGAAGAACAATACTTGTAGACATAAAAACAACACAAGATCATAAAGAAAACTCTTTTAAAGGATCATGTTGGAAGTATGGGTATGATAGGCAATCAGCATTTTATATGGATGGTTTTAAGGCAGATGAGTTCTGGTTCATTGTAATAGAAAAAAGCGATCCATTTGATATAGGCATATATATGTGTGGAGATGAGTTTATAAGTGGTGGTAGACAAAAATATAAAGACTTACTCAATCTATATGATGAGTATTTTATAAAACAAAACAGGGAAATAAAAGAATATTATATTGAAACAATACTTTAAGGCTATGACAATTTTAAAACAACAATTAAGAGACAGAAAGATATCTCAACAGGAGTTATCTGATTATATGGGGGTGTCTAGACCAACCATATCAAAAAAACTAAACGCACCTGAAATATTTACTGCTCAAGAGATCAGATTAATATCTGAACTGTTGAAAGTAGATGATATATGGGCATTTAATAACCTTTTTAAATAACAATAACTAATTTAAATTTTAAACATTATGGAAAAAAAAGAAACAATTTTTTGTGGAAATGGTAAAGAAGTCGTCTTTAATGATGGTGGGTCTATCGTTAATTTTAGTCTTGCACTTGACAAGATTAAGGATCATGTTTATGAATATGATGGTAAGAGATATATAAATCTAACTATTTGTAAAAATAAAGATGGTGCTAATGAATATGGGAAAACACACTATGTTAAGGTAAATGACTTTAAGCCTGAGGATAAAAAGGAAACTGTATCTTCTGGTGGCGACTCTCTACCATTTTAATTTAATTGGGGGGTGCTGTGGGGGTGCCCCCTCTTTTATAAACTTGCAATATGCTAATAAAAATAAATACAGACTCTTTTATTGAGAGCACTAAAATAGATCAATACTATTTGGAAGACAAGAAGATTACTTTTTATGTATCATCTAGAAAACATGAAGAGATTTATCCATCTGTGTCTTTCGCTAAAAATGTTTTTGATAGAATAGCAAACTCTTTTAGAGATGCCACTGCACAGACAAATATTATTAAACCTAGTGAAAAAATATTGTCAGAGAAAATGGATATGTTTAATGACTTTTGGAATAGGTATGATAAAAAAATAAACAGAGATGACTGTCTTAAAAAATGGAAAAAGTTATCTATAGCAGATATGCAAGAGGCTTTAAAAATGATTGACATATATGTTAGATCAACGCCAGACAAAAAATATAGAAAAAACCCAGCAACTTGGATATATCAAAAGGGTTGGAGAAATGAAGTGATAGGGAGAGCAGAAGAAAATAAAACTAAATACGTAACACCAAAATTTACAGATGTCAGTAGATAACACACAAATAGAAAGAACCTTAATAGGTAAGTTAATTAACAACCCTCAAGAGTATTATAATAATCACTCTCTAATGAGTAATGATTTATTTGACGACTCTAAAAACAAAAAGATATATGAGTATATATCTAAAGAGTTAGAGGGTGGACGAAAGATAGACCTAATGAGTTTAAACAAAGATATATCTAGCAGTGGAGAAAATCTTACTTACGATGTGGCTAAAATGATGAATGAAGAAGCTTACATGCAAACAGAAGCTTTAACATGTATACTGATATTAAACGAGAAAAAAAAGAAAGAACAATTATTTAATCTAAATGGTCAAATATCTAGAATGTTAAATAACAATGATGACATCTTTCACATACTAGAATATGTTGAGCAAGAGGTTGGAAAAATAGGTGATGTTAGCAAGGATGGTATAACTGACGTTTCAAAACAATTGAATGGATTATTAAAGAGTATTGAGCACAAGATGAATAACAAGGGGCTCAATGGTATAACAACTGGTTTTGAAAGTATAGACAAGTTTACAGGAGGCTGGCAAGAGACTGACTTGGTTATCGTAGGGGGTGCCAGCTCAATGGGTAAAACCTCTCTCGCTTTAGCTTTTGCGTATAACTCAGCTTATATGGGTAAAACACCAACATGTTTATTCTCATATGAAATGAGTTCAAAACAATTATTAAGTAGACTTATATCTAGTGACACAGGTATAGATAATAAATGGATAATGAAAGGGACATTAGATCAAGTGGAGTTAGGTAGGATCCATGAAAGTGTTGGTAGAATAGAAAAAACACCCCTGTATGTTGATGAGTGCTCCTCCTCCTCTCTTAAATACCTTCTTAACAGGATAAGACAATATGTTATAACCAAGAAGGTTAAGTTATTTATGGTTGATTATCTGCAACTAGTATCTAACGATAAAAAAGGGAGGAGCAGAGAGCAGGAGGTCTCTGAGGTTGCAAGGGCATTAAAAAATATAGCAAAAGAATTAAAGATAACTATAATAGCCTTGTCCCAACTAAATAGAGGTGTTGGTCAAAGATCAGAGAGTAGACCAACTATAGCAGATTTAAGAGAGTCTGGAGAGATAGAGCAGGCTGCAGATGTGGTTGTTTTAGTATATAGACCAGAGTATTATGGTATAAAAGAAACTGATAGAGGAAATAGTACAGAGGGGTTAGCAGAAATAATATTTGCAAAAGGAAGAAATATAGGTATAGGTGTTTTAGGATTGAAATTTCAAAGAGAACTAACAAAATTTGTTGAGTTAGATAATGAAATATAAAAGCAAAGATAAAAAAAGAAAAGATATGGCTAGAGGTAAGCTAGCTGAATTAGAATATGCTAAGCTTTATAAAAATGTATCACTACCTACAGAAAAGCAAGACTACAGTGAGCATTGGGATGTTAAGGTTAATGGTATTAAAATAGATGTAAAAGCTATAAAGAAGGACGATGAAAATATACATTTTGTAGAGTTTAAAAATGTTCTAGGAAAGAGGGGTTGGTTATATGGTGATGCAGATGGGTTTGCTTTTGAAACCAAGGACTATTGGATTGAGGTTAAGAAAGAGGATCTACAAGAAATGGTTCATGATAAATGTATGGATAAGGTTGTGGGGTGGGACTTTTATGAGCTAGCAACCAGACCTGGAGCAAAAGATTTATTTACGAAAGTTAAAACAATAGATTTATGTCATATAGGAAAGATAAAGAAGAAGGTATAATTTGCCCACTATGTAAAAAGGATCTTTTGTGGGGATCTGATTTTGATTATGAGGATTATGGTATATCTGGTAGTGGTATTGTTGGAAACTATACCTGTGTAAATAAAAAATGTAGTGTAGATGAAATACAAATATTTACTAAATGAGAAAACAAATTTGGCATATAGAATTAGAATACGAGTGGAACACTTGGAGAATGGTTAAGGGTGTAAGGAAAGATACTAAAGCAAAAAATAAAGGTTCTTTTGTTACAGTATCTGTTGGAGACACTGTTGAGGAATTAAATAATAATAAAAATTTAATTTCTCGACTAAAAAATAGAATAAAATCAACACAAAATGTTGAAGTAAAAATAACAGGGTGGAAGTGGAGAGAAGACTTGGGGATGAGTAATGATGTCCACTAAATGCACCCATAGCTCAACTGGATAGAGCAACAGCCTTCTAAGCTGTAGGTTGTAGGTTCAAGTCCTACTGGGTGTACTAAATAGGGGCACTTACAAGAGATTAATAAATGTCGTTTCCTTGATCTCTAAAATGTGTTCATGTAGGTGTCCTTATTTTAACTAGTATTAATTAATATTTATATTATGTGTTATACAACAATTAAAATTCATGCAGAACAATTAGCAGCTAAGCTTGCTCAAAAAAAGGTAGAAAAGAAATGGGAAGCCTTAGGATGGTCTCCTTATATAGAAAATATTGATAATTATGTGGGCAATAGGTATACAGAAAATGCAGAAAAAGACTATGAAAAACATTTTGCCTACTTTATGGATATCATACTAAGCAAAAAGCTGGCTGAAAAGAAACTAGAGGAAAAGCCTCTAGCTGAGTAGTTAATTTAGTATTAATTTAATTTAATTTATTATGAAAAAAGCAATTTTTCTAGTGATTATTTCTCTGGCGTTACAGGGGTTTTCACAAATAAGAAGTGGTGTTTACTTTACAAACGATGTTTTAGATTTTAAGTTTGTTGATGGCGAACAAGATGGTAAAGCTATGGTTTGTAGTAAAGACACCTACATACATATAACAGAAACAGGTTTTAGGTTGTATGGCCAAAAGGGGGACACAGGAGAGAGTTTTTCTCTTGTTTATATGGGTCTAGATAGCGATGGCTACGAGGTCTATGCTGTGCCTGATGGTGACAGACTAGAATATAAAGATGGGTTTCTAGTTCTTTTCTATAACTTTGATAATGATACTGGTTGGTATAAAAATTCAACAGAGTTTCATGACATAGTTTATCTAAATAACTATCCAAACTTAAACTATGAAGATTAAAAGGGGAAGGATAAAAAATGTTCAATCAATGAAAATTGATGGCATTGAATTTAGATCTCGACTAGAAGCTTTCGCTTATTCAGAGCTTAAAAAAGAAGGTATAAAATTTGATTATGAAAAAGAAAAATTCGTACTTTTGGACAAGCTTAAATACGAAGGTGTAAGTATAGAGAAGAGAAAAAAGAAAGGTAAGTTGGTTTTCGATCAGGCTCTGGCGAGTATCAGATCTATTACCTACTTACCTGACTTTACTAATTTAAAAGATGGATGGATAATTGAGGTTAAAGGATTGAAGTCAGATGTTTTTAATTTAAAATGGAAACTTTTTAAACATTATCTTGTAAAAAACAACCTAAATTACGAACTTTACATGCCTGGAAGTAAAAAACAAATACTTCAATGTATTGGTATGATTAAAGAAAAGCTTAAGATATCAGAGGCAGAGAAAAAAAGATTAGCTAGAATGGTGAGAAGAGATTCTGATATAGATGCTAAGAACAATGGAATGGACTTAAGATCTAAGCCATATAAAAATAAAAAGAAATATACAAGAAAAACCAAACACAATGCTGGGAGGAATATTTAAATCACTAATTGGAAATGCTTCAAGCATTATTGATGAGGTGGTAACAACAGAAGAGGAGAAGCTAAACTTAAAATTACGCATGAAAGAGCTCGTTGAGAACTCTTTGGCTAACGCACAAGAACAAGTAACAAGGAGGTGGGAGGCAGACGCTAAGGCTGGTTGGTTACCTGCAAACATAAGGCCAATAACATTAATATTTTTAACAACAGTATTTGTTATTATATCTGTTTTTGATGGTAATATTGGTGGATTTTCAATCTCTCCAGCATATGTCCCAATTTATCAAACCTTGCTACTTTGCGTTTACTCAGCCTACTTCGCTGGTCGCTCGATTGAAAAAATAAGAACTAACAATAAATTAAAGAAAAATGACAAAGGAAATTAAATTAGATGAAAAAGAAATAAAAGAAGTTAGAGAACTTCGAGAAGCTATAACTAGACTATCATTTGATTTTGGTAGAATAAAAATAGAAATGCTTGGCGCAAAAGCTAAGGTTTTATCTTTAGAAAAATTAGAGGAAGATAAGACTAATGAGTATAATGGTAAAGTAAAGATGGAGGAGAAGATAGTTGAAAAGCTTAATAAAAAATATGGTAAAGGTCAAGTAGATATAGCTAAGGGTATATTTGTATCAATGGAGGGAGATGGGAAAAGCTAATGCTAAAAATAAAGCAAAGAGAGACAAGTTAACTATGCTTAATACTCTTAGAAAAAAGATCAAGAGATCTAGATTTGAATCTAAGGTTAGTGAGCTTAAGGCTAGATATAATTCTATAAAGTCTAAGCTTTAATATTCTATAGTAATAAATAAGATTATCAACCCCCAATAAAAATGGATCTCATAATAGTTATGAACTTCATCTGGCTCAAAATGTCTTATACCAAATAAAATTCCATGTGAGAACTTGGCTCCAAAGCCTACTCTTTTGATTCCTTTTCCCAATCCCATTTTGACCATTTTTTATCAGGACACTCAGAAGTGCTCCATCTAGCTTTAACGTGCATGTAACAACCACAAACCCCACAAGAATGATTTTCGTGAACAAATTTTGGACACTTGTTGCAAATACTAGTTCTTCTAATATATTCTTCTGGTGGTACATTTTTCATTCCATCAGCAGCATACCTAGCAGTCTCCTTTAAAACGCTCTTTACCTTATCTAGAAATGTTGGTTTTTTATCTTCCATTTAGTTCTTTTCTTTTTAATCTATATTTAGCTCTCTCCTCTTTACATCCATCACACCTACACCCATTTCTGTATGCTGTAACAGATGGACATGGTTTTGCCTTCTTATACCTAGCTGCTCCATAGTTACAGCTAGCGTGTGAAAACGCTATATTATCTAAGTCAAAAAAAGTTTCTGAAGGATTCTCTGAATCAAGCCATGGTTCTTTGTGCTCTATTGTAAACTTATCTATATCTTTTATCTCAGTGGCACATTGATAACACCAAGCATAACCAAGTTTTTGAGCAAAGCTAAATAGGATAGACTTCCTTAATCTATTAGAGGCAGTCCCAGGATCCATACCTAACTGTTTCTTCTTTTTTTCTTTAATTGACATTACGTTTATCTAACGTATTTTCGTCCTTTTCTGTTTTTAGGGT